AATTGCTACATGGATTATAAGTGGGCAATGGCTGAGAAAAGAGGCAAGGGAAGAGTTGTTATGAAGTTGCTAGGATTTTATGGTGGTAACAATGGTTTCTATTCAGATGTTGAAATGGAAATTGCCGGCGAAGTATCTAAGAATGTAGACTTTGGAATATAAATTAAATTAAAATGCCTCACTAAACGAGAAGTGAGGCATTGAAAGGAGTGAACAATGAAGTTCAAGATAATAGAATCTAACGATTTAAATTACGACCTAAAAGATAAAAACACGATTAGTCATAGTAAGTGGTATGCAATGAAACATGATGTTTTTAAAAACCCTAAACGAATAACTTTTGACCCTTTTATAAACGAGATGCAAAATTTGCATAGTTTCTGGTTGCAAGAAAGGCGAGAGAAGATTGCATTGCGTATTGTTTTTACGCTGCTTTTAGTTGCGTTATGCCTTGCGTGTTACAATTTGTATATGGAGGTAATTAATGTTTGATGAGTTAGATGTTTCATTTGGCAACCCCGATGAGTTTTGGGAAAAGACTGAAAGGCAAAGGTTTCAGTATTTTAAAAATTGCAGCTTACACTACTTTGCATTGCTAAGCGACTTGGAAACAGATGATAGATGGAAAAGAAAAGCAAGGTATGCGAAGGAAGTATTTACGAACATAATGTTTTTCTTGGTTTTTATAATGACAACGAAAGAAGAACAAGAAACAGATATTGCAAATAAGTGGATTGCAAGGTTTATGAAAGAATTGAAGGACTCTGGTTCTCCAGATGAAATGTTTATCGATTATAATAAAGTTGGAAATGCCTAAAAAACATGCAGACATTATATCAAATAAATAATCTTACGGCCTTTAAGGGCTATTCTAGTAACCCGTTTTTTTACAAAACAACGAAAAATTCAGTTGCAAGGCAAAATACGCACATTGCAGCTCGATGTTTTTTCCCTTTCACATACCCGACATATGGCGAGATGTTATAATGGGCGGTAACGGATGGATAAAATTACATAGGGAAATCCAACATCATTGGATATTCCAAAGAGATGAATATCTTAAGGCTTGGATTTTGTTACTTATAAAAGCAAACCACAAAGACTTTAAAACTTTAGTATCAGATAAAATACCCGAAGTTGTAATTGTAAAACGAGGTCAAGTTGTTACATCATTAAAGAAACTAGGATTTGAGTTGAGATGGAGTCCGTCAAAAGTAAAAAGATTCTTACATAAACTTCAAAAAGATGAAATGATTCAAATCGCAGATGAGAAAAGATGGACACACCTAAGTATCAATAACTACGAGACTTACCAGTATGCAAGGCACGATGCCGAAACGCAACAGGTGCGACAACGAGATGCGGCCGAACACAAAGAAATAATGGAAAAGAAAGAAAAGAAGAAAAAGAATCTTTCACAAAAAGAGCAGATGCAAGGCATATTCAAAAAAACACAGGAGTTGCAGCGTAAGTTTCCTAATACGAATGTAAAGCTAGAGTTCGAAAGAATGTCTGATTGGTTGTTGTCTAGTGGTAAGAGATATAAAAACTATGGTGCTTTCTTTAATAACTGGTTACGCAAGGCACAAGAGAACTCTCCGGAAGATGAGGGTAACAATAAAAAAATCTACACTTATAAATGCGAGGTTTGCAATAATGTAAAAACAAAATCAGAATATAAAGATTTATATGTTTCGTGTTGTGGCGACAAACAATTAAAACCAACAATATAAGGATACCCCCTATGCCAATAAACTCAAGAGATAAAGGAAATAGAGCAGAGCGAGAAGTTGCTAAAACTATAAATAGATACTTAGGAACTAATTGTAGGCGTACGCCCTTGTCGGGCGGACTTTCTATCAAGGGGGATATTATAGATGTTAATCCCGATTCAGCTGCTTTTGACTATCATTTCGAAATAAAAGACCAGAAAAAACTAAACATTCCGCAGTGGTGGAGGCAAATCTATTCCGATTGTGGTAAAAAAATACCAGTGAATATATTTAAAATGAATGCTAAGTTCTATACAACACTAGAACTAACAGACTGGTTGAGCAGTTTAGCTGAAATACAAGACCAAAGAGGCGAGTTGGAAAGCTTGGAGGCTCAGATAAAAATGTTAGAAAAGAAAGTAGATGAACTTAAAAAGGAGACCTTAAATGGTTGAATATGAGAATCAAGTAATAGTTTGTCCAATATGTAATTCATCAAATGTAAAAAAGAATGGATTTCATCACAATAAATCTGGCGAGAGCAAACAAAGATATAAATGTAACTCATGTGGTTATAAATCTATAGACATGATGATATTAGATAAAGATGTTATAACTGAAAATGTCTCTATTTCAAAAAGATTACAAAAAGCACAAGACACTAATCGTATTAAAAACAAATCTTTCCGTGAGTTTGCAAGGCTAGAAAATGCAGTTGGAGAGTATTCTAAGCACCTTATCAGGATATTTCAGGAGTCTCCCTTGCCAAAATTTAAAGAAATTAATGTTAAGTCTTCTAAGGGAACTGGGTTAATACAAATATCAGACACACACTTTAATGAGTTGGTTGATATGGAAAGCAATCAGTATGACTTTGAAATAGCTAGTAAGAGAATGAAAACATTTGTTCGCAAGGCAAAGCTATATCTTAACGCTCTGGGTGTAAAAAAAGTATTTATAGGTATTACTGGCGACTTAATGAACTCCGATAGAAGATTAGATGAATTATTATCAATGGCATCTAATAGGGCTAACGCAACCTTTATAGGTGTAGAGATATTAAAACAAGCTATAGAAGACATAAGAAAAGACTTTCATGTTTCTATAGGGTGTGTTAGTGGTAACGAAAGTAGAGCCAATCAAGAACTAGGTTTTGTAGAAGCAGTAGCATCGGATAACTACGATAATACAATTTTTAATATTTTGTATTATATTTTTAAAGATAGAACCGATATAGAGTTTATACAAATGAAAAACTCATTAGAACTTGTTGTTGAGATAGAGGGTCATAATGTATTGTTAATACATGGACACTCGGTAAAAGGCAAGGTAGAGTCATCGGTAACTCAAATTAAAGGTAGGTACGCAGCACAGGGTGTGCAGCTAAACTATATTATATTTGGACACATACATTCCGCTAGGATTGGAGACACTTATGGTCGCAGCTCTAGCTTGGTAGGTGCTAACGCATACTCGGAGAAAGCTCTTAACTTAGAAAGTCGTGCCTCGCAAAATGTTTATGTTTTTTATAAGAACGGAAACAGAGATGGGTTAAAGATTGACTTACAACACTATGACGACAAAGGTTATGAAATAACTAAAGAACTAGAAGCTTATAACGCAAAGTCAGTCAGTAAGCTTTCGCAAGGGAAAGTTATATTTCAAGTTGTAAAGATATAGTGTTTGACCATTGCGAAAAGATTAATAGAACATGTGCGTTTTGTACCAAAGCTAATGAAAGGCATGAAAGATGGAAGAAGGGATTAGAAGAAGTTTACTATTGTGGACTTGCTACATCTATCAACAGAATAGACTGGATGAAAAAATGTCCGTTGCCAGAAATTAGAAAAAGAAGTAAACTAAGTAGCAAAAAAATGGGATTATAATTAGGGGTGGAGTAATTTATAAACAAACAAAATTAAGAAAGGAATACTAACCCTTGTTTAAATTGTTTGCAAATAAAATACGGTTGGCTACTACACTCCCCCCTATAAGATTTTTAACCAAGAAAAGGAAATACAATGTCAGATAAAAAGAAGAAGTTCGAACCAAATGAACAAACTGGATTTATATTTAAAAACAATTTCAAAAAAGAGGGAAGCAATCAACCGGATTTTACGGGTTCTTGTAAAATAGAGGGGAATTTATACAATGTAAGTCTTTGGAAGAAATTAACTAAGAAAGGCTACCCGATGTTAAGTTTGTCATTCTCTCCGCCAGAAAAAGAAATTAAGAGTACAAAACACGCAGCTAAGCCCGGTCAACCATTATCAGAAGATGATTTACCGTTTTAATAAATATAATTGATTTAAGGCCTATTCTCGTGAGTTTTAAGATACTTCTTGTAGAATAATAAAGCTTACTGAATATATTCCATAGGCTGTTTGCTCAAAAGATAGTTTACCCTCCGTAAACCTAACACTATAATATGTGTTGCCGGCATCAGGGCTAAAATCAAAATTAGATTTTCTTCCACTTGTTGCGTTAATTAACGCTTCTAGTTTTAATCTGTCTGCATTAGAAAGGTTAGTATAGTTAAACTCCCACTGTAGTTGTTTACCAAATCTTTCATTAGTATATACTTTTCCTCCATAAGATTGTAATGTAGATATTCCCTTATAGTTTGTGCTGTGCCCGACATTCATATCGGGATTACGAGATGGAGTGTAGTTTGTGTGGTTTCCTCCAAATCTAAATCTTAGTTCTGTAATTAAAGACATAATATTTTTCCTTAATAAATTTCTTGTGCT